CCGTGGAAGCTTGTCGCAGTGTCTTGTGGTGGTACCGGGGTTTCCGGTGCGGGGTTCAATCCAACCAACGAACGTACTTCATTGTCGGACATCTTCTCGAGCACCTTGTTCGCTACCAATGGCGACAAAGCTTGAATGCTATCGGTAGTCTTTGGAACGTCTACGGTGTCATCTTTCAATCCCGCCATTTCACGCAATTCGGCACGGCTCGCAATGGTTAATAATGTAGCCTCACTCAACGTGTCCTTGATCGGATCGGTTGGCATAATCTCTAACACTCCAACGCCATTGAAATCCAAAATGTAATTGAATACTTTTTCAATCTTACGAACACGGTCCTCAACGTACACCGACTTAAATAGTTCGTACGACTCAATCAATTCAGAACGTCCACCCAATTGCCCGGAAGTACGAATACCGAATAGCATCGGTGACGTAACACGGTGAGCAACGAAAATTTCCGTCTGAATCGTGGTGTTTAAAATATCAAATTGTTTGTCCAGGTTGTTTGCTTCAAGGCCGGTAATCTCCAACCCGTTATCTTTCGTGTCATTGAATGCAACAACAATTCTTTCGCCATCGTCACCCTTCATTTGGGTAATCAATTGACGCTTGATGTCACGTTGCTCTTCATCACTTGGAACACCGTTGTTGAAGCTGAATAAATAACCACCAAGGAAACCATTGCGTAGGTTGTTCACGTGGTAGTTTGCAATGCGTGCATCGGTTTCAATGTACGCCAACGCTCCCAGGTATTCCGGGATGGGGTAGTACTTAACAGACGGCGCATAGGAAGAGTAATAAAATAGCTGTTTGCCTAACTTATTCTCGGGGTTGAATGCCATGTACTCAACCAATCCTTCCGGTTCTCCAACCTCTTTCCCCCCCTGGGCGAAATAGAACTTGTCTTGCTTTTCATTCACACGTAGGTTACCAAAGTTCACGTGTGCAATTTGGGAAATCTTACCTTGTAAGTTCCAAATGATTTCAAGGGCAAACCCGTTGAAGATTTCGAAATCCAAAGTAACCTTGTAAAGAATATCGTTCAAGTCATCGTACGGATTTGGGTGTTCCAATAACCGATTCAATTCTGTAACCAGTTCGGGTGACAAATCTTTGGGGTCGTACGTCCATCCTTTACCCGTGATGTAGTTCACTTTTCCGTTAACAATGGCGTTGTGCTTTGCGGACCTTTGGTACATCTCCAACAAATACGATGGATAGTTGTTGCGTTCGCCATAAAACACGTATGGTTTGCCATTCATTACCTTGTATTCCGGTAACTTGGACTCAAAATTCTGTTTCTTTCTTGCCATTACATCGGTCTTAGCGACCCCGTAACTCCCTTTTATTCTGCGTGCACTCATAAATTTGGCTCAATATATTCGATTGTGTTTGAAGAAAACACGTCATCGGTTGTTTCTGATTCGATTACTTGGTACAATCCACACTCCAAAACACTCAAAACTTCAGCATCTTCCGGACTGGTCGCACCACTTTCGCCCTCGTATAGCGTGTAAGAACATTGGCCTCCCGGGATAATTCCGAGAGAAACATCGAATGCGTTGTAACGATCTGTTTGGAAAGATAGATCACTCGTTTTCGAGAACGAATAAAAGAAGTCATTGTTGGTTGCTATGTGATGGATATTCAAATACAGCGTATCTCCTTGGCTATAAAACTCGGTAGCTGTAAAGAATAACCGGTTAACCTCGTTTGAATTAAGTAACTGCATAACCATAGTATTACAAAATCCAAAAAAGTAACAACAAAAAAGGGGATCGTTTCCGACCCCCCAAAACTAATATGGAAAGGAATTAAGGCAAAATTTCAGCCAATGTAACGATTGGGCTCGTTTCGTTGGTCGAGAATGTCAAAGTTAATCCGTTCAAATCTCCCATTGCGGTACCGGTTGCACCGGTGCCAGTGGTTAGATTCACTCCGTTTTCGTAACCAAGAATCCATTGAACGCCATTGCGGTCGGTAGCAACAACTGCCAACTTAGCCTGGGCCATCAACTTCAATTCATTACGAAGAGTAGCTGTAAGCTTTGGCAATTGGATTGTCAATTCTGTGGTGTAGAAGGTAGTTCCAGTTTGTTCAGACGATGTCACTGTTTCGGTGAATTGTGCTGTATTGATTGGCAATTCATACTTGAAGAATGTACCGGCAACGGTAGCAACTGCACCAGCTACAACAGCATCGTAAGTGATAGAAGATTGATTTGCAATGTGGACGTGTTTGATACCACCCACACTGTCTTTACACCCTAAAGTGTATCCAGCGGTTAATGCGCAAGCCATATTTTTATTTCTTTATTTATTCAAAAAAAAAGGGTGGGCGATTTCACCCACCCCGTTGGTTTATGTTTAAATCAGTTGATTAAGCCATTACGAACTTAACAATCTGCTCAGGGAATGCTACCTGGTAACCAGCTTTGAACTCACAAATGAAACGAACTTCCATTGCTTCTTTAGCGTAGAAGATTTCGAATTTCTCTTGCTCATTCAACAAGTCGGTACCGAATACCAAGTTGGAAGTGCGCATAGCGTAGATAGAATAAGAAGTGTTACCACCGATTCCATCGTTCAATCCTGGAACAGCTACAAGCTTCACGTTTGATCCTGGGATAACCATTTCACCTGACTGCATACCTTCGTAGTAAGAAAGGTTGAAGTAGTTAGACTCAACGATGTCTTGACGGAATAAACGGAATACATCCCATCCGCAGAAAACAACAACGTCATCGCTTCCCAAGATGTCGGTAGGGATTGCTCTTTCGATAGCTTGCAATACAGTACGGCGTGAAGTAGTACCGGCAGCGTTAGTTACGAATTGAGCTTTGGTAATTGCAGTAGCGTTACCAGTGTAGGAAGTTTGGTTAGCATTGATAGGATCAGTTACTCCTTCAGTTCCACCAGTTACAGCATCGATAACGTCTTTCCATCCATCGATGTTTGCGCCGTCACCAACCCAAGAAATGGTTTCTAAACTGCGAGAAATCATAGCAACCTTTTGAGTAGCGTAAGCTTCTTCAAATGGGATAGCTTGGTATAAAGAACCGGAAGGCAAGTGGTGTTGCAACCAAGTTTGTTCCAACGCTTGAGGACACAAAGACTCGTGAACTTTCAAGTGCTTAACAGCAATGTTACGCTGACTGAAAGTAGTCGTTCCGTTGTTGGAGAAAGAACATGAAACACCGTAAGCAAAAGGAGCGGTGGTGTCCATGATGTTGATTGCGGAAGTACCTTTAAGTCCAACCATTTTGTTTGCCATTGCAACTGACTTCGCACCGAATACGGCTTTGGTCATCAATGGAAGTGTGTTTTGATTAACGTACGAGGTTAATCCGGTAAGTGAAAAACTCATCTTTTTTTTATTTTAGGGCTTGTAAAAATTTTTCAATGTTTTTGTCTTGCTTGCTCTTTGGGTACAAGTAAGTGAATGATGCGGGTTTGGAAACCTCGGCGGTTGGAAGGGTAGAAATCTCTTCAACAACTGCAGTCATTGCTTCAGTTGCTTTGGTCATGCCTTCAAACTTCTTCATCAATTCATCTAACTTTCCTTCCAAGGCCACGATGCGATCTTGCAATTCAGCTGTGATGTCAACGATTGGCATCTCTTCAGCCAACTCAACTTCAACCTCAACCTTTGGCTCTTCTTCCAATGGCATGATTTCAGCAATCAACCCGTCTTTAACAACGATCTTGGCCACACCAACGATTTCGTGCTCACCATCAGGAGCGGGAGCCTCGGTACCATCTTCAGCAACTGCAACAACTGGAACACCAACGGCAATCTCACCGTCAATCTTAACCTTTACACCGGTAGCAGTTTCGTATTCTGCAAAGTTGTGCTCAACGACTGGCGTTTCTCCAACTTCTTCGGTAGGTTCAGTTGTCACATCGGAAGACATCAAGTAAGATTTGATCTTTAACAATTCTGCTTTTATGTCCATAAATTTGACTTTATCAATAGTATTACGATACGGGAAAAAGTGACAAAAAAAAGTTACAATAGAGAAATAATTTCATCGAGTAACGCAGTCAATTCCACATTCTTACCGAAGTTCATGGTGTGCGGTTGGTGCAAAAACTCACCTTCCACCGAAAACCCTTTGAACGTTCCATCCTTTACGTCCTTCCAAACTTCATCGTTGTAAACTTTGTAAGAACCAAACCACGTACCTTCCGGAAGGTCCTCAAATCCCTTGGGTGCAGAAATGCCACGGCTCGAATCCTTCAAGAAGGTTTCAAACATGAACACCCCATCCACCTGGTCTTTGTGCTCTTTGTTTACGTTGTTGGAGTTCTGATTGCGCATGAATTTTTCTGCAATCTTCTTTACCATTTCAGCATCGTACGTCACGTAGTATTCACCAAAGGAATTATCCCGTCTGTAAATCAGTTGATCGGGAATCATTAAAGGACCGGTGACAATTCTTTTCTCGTCATCGGCGGTGAACTTTTGCGACTTGAACGCATGAAAATTTCTTTCAATGGCGGGTGTATTCACCAAGGCCACGAACTCAACCCCGGTATCTTCATCTTCCGGATTGATTACTAATTTGTAAATTGGTAGTTCCATTATTTTCCTAATATTGCTGTTTGACTTAATTGGCGTGATCTTCTTTGTTTGTCCGATATTTCACTTTCAACCACGTAAGTTCTTGCTGGTCCTTGGCGTAGGTTACCCTGGGCATCCAAGTTCAACATGGTGGAATTTATGCCAGGTGTGGTTGTTGATTCTGCAGACGGTTGAAGTGAAACGTTGGATCCAATGTTGTTGCTTGGTGGTGAACCACCGCCCTCGAATTTGGTGTCTGAAATCTTTTTGATT